TGCCAAAACCGACGAAGAAATTGTTGCGATATGCCAAGAAACCGAAAAGGCCGTGATGCGCTTGCAGGAAATAGGTCATCCGGGGTTTCATCATGTCGTTAATTTTGTGCAGCTTCGGCGGCGTGATTTTGCGCGGGCGAAAGAACGAGAAAACAAAAAGCAAATGGATCTTTGGTGATGACCCTACGCCCCTACCAACAGAAAGCCCATGACGCCGCATGGCAGCACATGCGAACCAGCGTTGACCCTTGCTTGATTGAAGCCGCAACAGGCGCGGGCAAGTCTCATGTCATCGCAGAGATTGCAAAGACGGTTCACAGCGCCACAGGCAAAAAGGTGCTTTGCCTTGCCCCGTCTGCCGAGTTGGTCCAGCAGAACCGCGCGAAATACCTTGCCAGCGGGCATAAGGCGAGCATGTTCAGCGCAAGTGCGGGCGGCAAGGAATTGCGGCACAAGGTTGTCTTTGGGTCGCCCCTGACCGTCAAAAACAGGATCAGCCGTTTTCAGGACGGATATGCCCTTGTTGTGATCGACGAGGCTCACGGCATGACGCCAACGGTGCAAAGCATCATTGAGGCAATGCGGCAAGGCAACCCCAACTTGCGCGTCCTTGGCCTTACAGCAACGCCATATCGCTTGGGCAGCGGCTACATATTTCGGCAATGGCCGGACGGGCGCGTCAACACCGAAGAAACCTGCAAAGCCCCATACTTTCCGATTATGGTGGATAGGATCACCGCGCCTGCGTTGATTGAAATGGGATATCTGACAAAGCCGTTGATCGGTGCGCCTGCCGCCGAAGGCTATGACACGGCGCACCTGCAACCGAACAAGCAAGGCAAGTTTGACGCTGCCGAAGTAGATCGCGCATATCATGGACACGGGCGCAAGACCGCTGCGATTGTCGGTGATGTTGTGCAACAATGCCGCGACAGGCAAGGCGTCATGCTCTTTGCCGCAACGGTGCAACACGCGCAAGAAATCCTTGCCAGCTTGCCGCCGGGATTGTCCCGCATTGTGACAGGCGAAACACCAAAGAAAGAGCGCGAGACAATCTTGCGCGACTTCAAAGCGCGGCGGGTCAAGTATCTGGTAAACGTGTCAGTCCTGACAACGGGCTTTGACGCGCCGCATGTTGATTGCATCGCCATCCTGCGCAAGACGGAAAGCATTGGCTTACTGCAACAGATCATCGGACGAGGGTTGCGGTTGGACACCAATAAAAGAGACTGCCTGATACTTGACTACACTACAAACCTTGATGACCATTGCCCTGACGGTGACTTGTTTGCACCCGCTGTGCGGGCGAGCATCAAAGGCGAAGGGGGCGGAACCTTGACGGCCCTATGCCCAGACTGCGGATATGAAAACGAGTTCACGGTTGATGTAAAGAGCCTTGAATATGAAAAGGACGAAAACGGCTACTGCGTTGATCTGGACGGCAGTCGCGTTGAAACCGATTACGGCCCGTTGCCGGGTCATCATGGGCGCAGGTGCATGGGTCAGCACAAGACGGGGCCGCGCGGTGAATACGAGCGATGCGGATATCGCTGGACGCACAAGGAATGTCCGGAGTGCGGCGAACCCAATGACATTGCCGCACGATATTGCAAAGAATGCCGCGCAGAAATCATCGACCCGAATGAAAAGCTGGTCATGGAGTTTAAGCGGATCAAGCGCACACCGACAGAAATGCAGACGGACGAGGTTGTCAGTCTGGATATTCGGGAAGGCGTATCGCAGCGGGGCAACAGAACCGTCAGGGCCGACTTTGTGACGCCGTGGCGGTCGTTCTCGGTGTGGTTCACGCCAGAAAGCAACTACCCCATGCAGCAGGCGTCTTATGATGCTTTCCTTGCTGCTACGGAACAAGGCAACCCCAAGACAGTCACGTATCGCAAGGATGCGGCGTCGGGTTTTTATCGTGTCTTTGCATACAACAAGGAGGCCGACCATGCGCCTGAATGAAGTAAACCCAGAAGAGTATTATGCACTTTCAAGACTTTCAGAAATCGTATTGCGCGACGGGCGAAGGCTTGATGAGGCGCTTAAAAACCATCCAATTGCCCCAGAACCGCTAGACTATTCACTTGTTCCAAATGGGAAAATGAAGGGCAAGTATTTCAAAGGGCAAACCATTATTGATTTTGCAGGAGATGTAAACAATTCTTGTTTTTTGGAAATTCCTGAACACATAGTCAGTATATTTGAAGAGGTATCACAAATAAAAGCAGACCGCGATAAAATAGCTTTAGAAATTCAAAAATTGAAAGCTGAAGCGCGTTCTGTATCTGGAAAAGTAGCCGAGGCCAAACAAACGGCAAGAGATATACTTGGACGGTTTTTTGAAGAGTATATTTTGGGTCCAGATGACTTGCTTAAATCTGGGCAAGTATGCGGTGTATATTTTTTGAGGTCTAAAGGTCAAATTGTATATGTAGGTCAGTCAGTAAATATTCTGTCACGAGTAGGTCAACACCAAGTCGATAAAGAGTTTGATGGCGTTTCATTTGTTCGATGTAAAAAAGAAAGCCTAAATGATGTTGAGGGATTTTTTATAAGCCTCTTGCAGCCAAAGCTGAATGGAAGAGGTCCAACATCCTCAATTCAGTGTTTTGATGATATGACAGCCCTTTTGCTCAGTAACGGAAATTCAGATGCGCCTGAATGACCTGCCACAAGGATTGCGTGTTTATGGACATGCTGATTGGCGCGGAAAGTGTTCTGTTGAGGCGCTTGAACAAATGACCTTCTTTTCAAGGTTGCGGCGCGAATATCCAGACACATGGGGCAGGCTTGCTTTGCATCCGCGCAATGAACAGCAGCTAAGGGGCGGGCAGTTTCGGGCGCTGGCAAAGCACAAGGCAGAAGGCATGACGCCGGGTGCATCGGATATTATCATTCCGGGGCGCGTGTCTTTTGTGTGTGAGTTGAAGCGCCGCGATCACACCAAAAGCAAATGGCAAGATGGGCAGATTGAATACCTGACCGCCGCGCACAATGCGGGAGCGTTTGCTTGCGTTGCCCTTGGCTGTGACGCCGCGTGGCAGGCGTTTCAAGATTGGCTGTCATCCCAATAAAAAGCCCCCGCCCGAAGGCGAGGGAGTTGAGGGAGGTAAGTGACCACACAGGCGACCTCATGGGCTAGGCCCACCCCCACCATAGCGGCACTAGCGCGGCGGGGCAAGGGTGGGCTTGTGGCGGTTCATAGGTCACTCCGCCGCGAACAAATCAAGGCCGCTTTGCGCTGCATCCTGCAGGTTCAGGTTTGCTTGTGCGGCATATTCGGGCTTCAACTCGAAACCAATATATTTGCGCCGCGCTTTCACCGCCTCATAACCTGTTGACCCAATACCGTTGAATGGGTCCATGACCACATCGCCGGGCCTCGTGTAGAGCCGCAGACACTTGCGGATCACGTCAAGCTGCAATGGGCAAACGTGCTTTTCATCATTCACGCCCTTGGCTTTACGGAATGACCGCAGGACGTTGCCTTGCTGAATGTCCATCCAGACAGGCGACGCCAACCGTTGCCAGTGCATCACGTCAAACTCCGCCTCTGATACCAAAGACGCCAGCAATTCGTCATCAGGCACTTCTGCGCAAAGACCTTCGCGGCGCAACTCTGCAAACCACTCGCGGGCAACTTTCATTGCGGATTGCGTGTCACCTGGCGCGGCGTGTTCAATCGGGCGCGGGTTTGGCGCGTCCTTGCGGAAGAAAAGCATATAGTCAGGCATCCCGACGCGGTTCATGGCGCTGTCTTTGCGAATTTGCTTGTATAGCAATCCAAGCGCCTTGGTGCGCTGCATTTCTACAACCGGATCTTTCCAGATCGTCGCACGGCCATGATACACAAGACCCGCAGACGTGTGCGCCTTGATTAGATCGCCAGAGAAATCATGCAGCCCGATGTGACCATGTTTTCCCTTGCGCAACGGTAAGTCGGTGCAGTGAACGCAGGCAATGCGACCCGGACGCAATACGCGGGTCAAGGCTTCCGCAAAAAAACGATACTGGTCAAGAAATGCGTCACCCTCACCAGCGTTTCCAAGGTCGCGCTCGCTGTCACTGTAGACGAACAAGTCACCGAATGGCGGCGAGAAGATGGCGCAGTCCACGCTATCCTCTGGCATTGCATACATGCCCTCAACGCAATCGCTGTTGTGAATTGCCCAACCGTTGCCGCTGTATTCTGGTTGTTTCTGTGTCATGTGGTTTCCTCTCTTTTGATCCATTCTGGAAATGTTAGGTCAAGTGGGCGGTCATATACAACCCTTACACCTGCATGGCTTTGCGCCTTTTCCATGGCATCGCTCATGCGGCGCTTCATTTCTGCGTGCTTTTCCGACTTGCCATGAATTGCCTGCCAAATCGCGCCTTCGGTATCACTGATCACGATATCATTGCGGACACGCTCTGTCTGCCCAAAGCGATGCGACCGCCGCACCGCTTGATAATGCTGCTCATAGCTAAAGCTGATCGACGCAAAAACCGCATGGGCACAGTGCTGCCAGTTAACCCCGAACCCGGCCAGCTTTGGCTTAGTGACCATTGCGCGAAACTCACCATCGGCAAAACCAAGCAGGCGACGTTCTTTTTCATCGGCAGTCAATGATCCATGAACTTCAACCGCGCCGGGGATCATCTTGGCAAGTGCCGCGCTTTCCTCATTGGTTTCGCACCAAACAGTTACGGGCTTGTCATGTGTCGCAAGTTCTGCGGCCTTCTCGCACCGATCCTCAAGCGTCAGGCGCTTCTCCGCGTGAAAGCTTGTCGCGCTCATTTCGGGCATACGGAACAAGGCCCCTTGTGCATCCTGTGTCCTGTCTGCCTCTACTGTGTGGATGCGGCGGTCAATCTCCGGCAGTACGTATCCAGTGTCATCCCCGCCTAGATCGCTTGGAAGCGTTGCGCAGCGTGACCATGACGCAACCCATTGCCAAAAATCCTCGACTGCGTGGCCCTTCAACCGCCAGTCTTGGGATGCTGTGCTGGTGTCATTGATAAACCACTTTGACAGCATTTCCTGTTGACGCATGACGCCAAGAAACTCCGCATGATTGCCGAGTTCGGTGTGATCGTTTGGCGATGGTGTTGCGGTTGCCGCAAGGCGAAAGTGTGTCTGCCCAAAAGCATCCATCAGCTTGTTGCGGGTCTGACCTGCAAAAGATTTCAGGATGCTGCTTTCGTCCAGCACGACGCCGCCAAAGCATGATGGGTCCAGCTTGCCAAGCCGTTCATAGTTAGCAACCATCACGCCTTCGCCTACTTCTGACTGTTCGCGGACTTGTCGCGCGTCGATGTTAAACTTCTGACCCTCGCGGATCATCTGCCCCGCAACGGCCAGCGGCGTCAGGATCAAGACGGGTTTGCGCGTTTCTTCGGATACTTGCCTAGCCCACTCCAATTCACAAAGAGATTTGCCTAGTCCGGTGTCCAAGAATAGCGCGGCCTTTCCTGCGGTTAGTGCGTATTCAATCGCAACAATTTGGTGTTGCTTGGCCCGCGATGTGGTGTTGCGTGGCGTCATGCCCTGCTTTTCTGCGCGGATCGCTTTGCTGGCGATAAATGCACGTC